CTTTGAAGATATTAATATGTCGTCAGGTGAATGGTTGGTTTTAGCTAGAACTAAATACATGTTAGATAAGTTAGAGCCAACACTTTATGAAAATGGGTATTACTATAATAATAAATTTAAAAAACAAAAAGAACACACACTTCACATGGCAGCGTTAGATTGGGAAAATGCAAGAAAAGGTGCACCACTATCTTACGATCAAGTACAAAGAATATATAGCTATATGAATGTAGATAATAAAAAATTAAAATCAATGACTAAAGATGGTATGTATGACATAACAACATTAAAAAAAGATTATAATTTAAAAACAGATGCTGTGTGGTTTGAAGCATTCGATGCAGCTTCAAGACGCGAAGTAAATTATTTAAAACAAATGAGAAGAAAGGGAGAAAAGTTAAACGAGGCACCACGTATAACTTTATCTACAATACATGGTGCAAAAGGCGGTGAGGCAGAAAACGTTGTGTTGCTAACTGATCTTTCATTTAACACAATGAGAAGTTATGAAAAAAATCCTGATGATGAGAATAGATTGTTCTATGTTGGTGCAACACGAACCAAGGAACATTTACATATCATTAGACCACAACAATATAATAAAGGATATGATCTATGAGTAAAGTATGGGACAAGCAGCACGGTGGGAGTCACTACCAAAAGTATAAAATTCAACCCAGTAAGTTTGTAGTAGAGAATGAATTGCTATATCCTGAAGGTTGTGCTATAAAATATATTATAAGACACAGAGATAAGGGAAAGAAACAAGATTTATTGAAAGCAATACACTTTATAGAGATGATAATTGAGAGGGACTACAAATGATACAAAAACCTATGTTTAGTCCACAGGTAGAGTGGCTGCCACCAACAGAATTTCCTGATCTATCAAAATACGATGAAATAGCAATTGACTTAGAAACAAAAGATCCTGACTTAAAAACCATGGGATCTGGATCTGTAACAGGTAGAGGAAAGATTGTAGGCATAGCTGTGGCTGTGCATGACTGGTCTGGATACTACCCTATCGCTCATGAAGGTGGTGGTAATATGGATTTTAGAATGGTTATAAATTGGTTTCAAGATGTTTTAAATACAGAAGCTACAAAGATATTTCATAATGCTATGTATGACGTTTGTTATATTAGAGCTGCAGACCTTAAAATTAATGGAAAGATCGTAGATACCATGATTGCTGGCTCTCTGGTGGACGAGAATCGCTTTAGATACGATTTAGGTAGTTTGGGTCGAGATTACGTTGGAAGAGGTAAAAATGAGTCTGTATTAGGTGAAACAGCAAAAGAGTGGGGTATAGATGCTAAGTCTGAAATGTACAAATTACCTGCTATGTATGTAGGAGAATATGCTGAAGCTGATGCAAAACTAACTCTTGAACTTTGGCAAGAGATGAAAAAAGAAATTATTGGTCAAGATATACAATCTATTTTTGATTTAGAGACTGAATTATTTCCTTGCCTCGTTGATATGAGATTTTTAGGCGTTCGTGTAGATATCCAAGCAGCGACTGAATTAAAAAACAAACTATTAACAGAAGAAAAAGAGTGCCTACAAATAGTGCAAAAAGAAACAGGAGTAGATACTCAAATATGGGCTGCACGTTCAATAGCGAAAGTCTTTGAAAAACTTCACCTCCCATTTGACCGAACCGAAAAAACAAATTCTCCATCATTTACTAAAAATTTTTTACAAAACCATCCACATCCAATAGTTCAAAAGATTGCACGTGCAAGAGAAATAAATAAAGCACACACAACATTTATTGATACCATAATTAAACATGAACATAAAGGACGAATATATGCTGAAATAAACCAACTTAGATCAGATAATGGTGGAACTGTAACTGGTAGATTTAGTTATTCTAATCCAAACTTACAACAGATACCTGCAAGGAACAAAGAACTAGGACCACTAATTAGGTCATTGTTTATACCTGAAGAAAATTGTAAGTGGGGTGTATTTGATTATTCACAACAAGAACCACGTTTAGTTGTTCACTATGCTGCATTACAAAATATGTATTCTGTTGGAGATGTTTTAGATGCTTACAATGAAGGTGATGCAGACTTTCATAAAATTGTAGCTGACATGGCTGATATACCAAGAGACCAAGCTAAAACAATTAACCTTGGTTTGTTTTATGGTATGGGTAAAAATAAATTACAGGCTGAATTAGGTGTTAACAAAGAAAAAGCTGATGAATTATTTAGACAATATCATTCACGTGTACCATTTGTAAAACAGTTAATGGATAGTGTTATGGCAAGAGCACAAGATAGAGGACGTGTTCGTACATTGTTAGGACGACTATGTCGCTTTCATCTATGGGAACCTAATCAGTTTGGAATACATAAAGCATTGTCACATGAAGCAGCACTAGCGGAACACGGACCAGGGATCAAAAGAGCTTATACATACAAAGCTTTGAACAGATTGATACAGGGGTCAGCAGCGGACATGACAAAGAAAGCTATGATAGATTTATATAAAGAGGGTATTACACCGCATATACAAGTTCACGATGAACTTGATATATCTGTTGAATCTGCAGAACATGCTGATAAAATAAAACAAATTATGGAAGGAGCTGTTACTCTTGAAGTGCCTAATAAAGTTGATTATGAATCTGGCACTAATTGGGGAAACATAAAATGATTTATGGCTTATTTAAATGCAAACATACCAGTTACTTATGCACAGATAAGAAGAGAATATTTATATGATTTACAAAAACATCATGGAGAAGTTGAAGACTGTATTATCTTTGGTCTTAGCGCTATTACAGGTCGCAGTATTTTATTTCATGCTATTATGGAAAATGGTGCGATATTTTATAGACTACCTATATCAGCTTTTATTCAACGTGGATTTGAAGTTAAGGACGTTCCTAAACGTAGACTTGATGAGCTTCAGCTTTGGAATTGTTTTAGCTATTATCCTTCTGTTCATTCTTTCGATATCTTAGATGGACAAGCCGGTAAGTATATCGGAAAAGATAAGAAATGGCATCCTGGAAAATATTTATTTACTGTTGACTTTGCACATCCTGAGTCTAATATACTTGACACTGATCATTCAGAAATTCCGCACGAGCACAAGTGCGCTCACATAATTGCATTAGATGATGGTAATTATGCAGCACAACCAAACAATCGATGTATATGGGACATACCTTCTTTCACAGTGAAAGATAATATTCCTGATTGGAAAGTGCAGACATCTGAATGGAACGTTGAAGATAGTAGAGCATGGCGGACAGAAGATACCGACAAGTTCTTCTACGAAATAGAGGAGAAAAAAAATGATTAAAAGAATTTGGAAAAAAATTAAAAGTTGGTTCTGGACTGACTAAATGAAGGAGTTTAGTGGCTATGAACTACGCATTCACAGCAATACTGATACTTTTGTTTTGTTTACTGGCCTTTTTTGTAAGGCCAGTAGACCACACACCATTGAAAATAGATAAAAAAGACTATATAATTCCGCTACCAAAACCAAAAATAAATGAGTAAGAAACCTTTAAATATATCTGAAGAAGCTGCTGTGCAGATGCCGATGAAAACGGTTGCCTCTCTGATTTTACTCGTCGCAGCCGGCGTGTTCGCATACACCGAGCTGACGGCAAGGCTAGTATCGCTGGAGACGTCACGTGAGCTTTTCGAAAATGATTTACTTAAAAAAAGTGAGCAAATCCCTACCGATCAGGAGCAACATTTTTTATTGGAAGATCTTTATAAAAGTGTAGAGCAAATTGAAACAAGAATTGAAGACATGATGCATAACAAAGTAAACATACAGTTTATACAAAAACAAACTGAAAAATTGTTAGAAGATGTAGAAGAATTAAAAGATAAGGTAAGAGCAAATGGCAACGGGACGCATTAATAGACAAATTATAGAATATATTGACTCTATGGAGAAAAAAGCTAAACAAATGAAGTTTGTAAAAGATTTAAAAAAAGAAGTAGAAACTGGCAAGCATGGTACACAAAAGTATGTGATCAAGCAAGGTGAAAACAAAGGTAAGACAGTATGACAGAGTTAGTGGTGGCCCTACTTATGATTATTAACGGAGAGATCAAGGAAGCCCGTATCCAAACTTCGATGTCCGAATGTTTGAAGGGGGCACGTGTAGCTAAACGTCAGTTAAAACCAGATGGCAAAGTAAAGTATCAGTGCATAAAGTCTATGGCAGAATTAGAGGATAACATTGATGGCTCAAAGTCAATCAAGAAACTCATCCTCGAATAAAGTTGCAAAACATCTAAGAGATAGACGTTACCGTCAGATTGTGATAAAGAATAAGAAAGCATATAACAGAAAAAAAAATGAAGATTACAGCAGAGATAGTTAATGGTAAGTGTCCAACTTGTGATGAGTTTACAATGTTAGTTGGACTTACAAAAGATATGTATAGATGTATGAATTGTGGTGCTGACTTGCAACAACATATAAATGGCAAAATTAGTTATCTACCTCACATAACAAGACCTGAACACATGGATGTTTTTGTAAAAGAGTGGTCTGAATAATGGCAAAAAAAACAAAGTTTGGATTAGTAACAGCACCTCGTGGTAAGCCTCGTAAACGTCCAGGCAGGCACACAAAGTCATTAAATAAACATAAAAAAAGACAGAAAAAAAATAACGGTAGACCTTGACAGTTATCCCAAAATATCCTAGTCTTTAGGTATGAAAGAAAAAACTATAACTATAAAAACAAACGAAATATCTCAACGACAATACTCAACATTGTTGTTGGAATTAAATATAATGAAACAGCAATGGAGATCTTACGGTGTAGATATACAACTGTCAGCTCCTAGTTTAAAAAAGATAATAGCTTTAGGTACAAGTAATGGATCTGATACTACTAAACGACGGACTGTATAGTCTGGTGTCTGTAACAAAAGAGATGATGGAGGGTGTCGAGATACTCTCCGACATCAACTGTTTTGATCTCTGTGACATATTACGATTACATCTGACCACGTATCATGAACCACCGTTTAATTTACACGTAATGAAGGATGGCACAGGTGCTCTTATTGGGTGTATTTGTAACTAGTCTTTTAATTTTACCCGCAGTTATTTTACTGTGGATGTGGGATCAAGAAACACCTACCCTAAAGAGGGAAAAAATAAGGGTAGGTAATGGTGAGAAGATTTCTCGCCATAACATAATTTAGCCACATTGTCAAATTGTGTTCACTGGTGTGCAATAAAACTTAATATACATACCATATTTATTAACATCTTCTCTGCCTATTTCTTTCATTTTATTAAGAGATTCTTCATAACCAAAAGTCATACAATCATATTTAGTTCTAAATGTTTCTTGCCAATCAAAAGGAGGCATACATTCTCCAGCAACACTTGAACAAATTATTAAACTTAATAAAAATTTCATTGACAATCCTATATTATCACCTATATTATGGCTATAAATTATGAAAGGAAACGCATGACCGACATGAGTAAATACAAAAATGTTTCACTAACAAAAGAAACATATGCTATTTTAGATAAGTTATCAAAGGTATTATTGCCCGATGCAAAGTTGTCAGTAGCAAAGACAATCGAATCATTAGCAAATGAGAAAGCGAGAAAACTAAATGGCAAAACTAAAAAAGGCTAAAGTAACAGTAACGATATGTCCTACCTGTAAAGGAAATGGATTTTTAAAAGTTGCAACAGAAGGTAAAGATCAAGTTCACCAATGTTGGGACTGTGATTCGGAGGGTGAGTTCTATGAGACAACTGATATGGGTTGGATTGATGATGGTACTTCTGACAGCCTGCACTAAATATAAGTTTGATGGGTTTGATCCTGCAACAACAACTCTAAGATGGATAATGACACATGATGCTAAAAAAAATTAAATATAGAAAAGGACGAGCTCCAGGTGACCAAAAATGCTTCGCGCTAAACACCTCTGGAGGTTACATATCGGGATTCGTAAAACATACCCTGAGTATTCGAGC